CCGGTCCCACGAGCTTCACGCCGAACTTCAGCACGCCGCCGCCCCCGCCGCCGCCCAGCACGCCGAGCTTTTTCAGGGTCAGCAGCGCGCCCGCCGTCTCCGCCAGGGGCTTCGCCAGCGCCGGGGGGAGCTTCGCGATGAACGCGAAGAACCCGGAGATGATCTTCAGTTCTTCCACTCCGCCGCTGGTGAGCCCCGGCGCGAGGGCCTTCAGCGCCCCCCCGATGTTCTTCAGCAGCCCCCCGACGACGGGGCCGTTCCGGGAGAACCACTGCATGAACCTGGTGATGTCGTCGGAGGCCTTCTTGGAGCTCGCCCAGGTGAGCACCGCCGGGCCGAGCCGGCTGATCCAGCCGACCGCCTCGCGGATCAGCGGGTCGAACTTCGGCAGCAGGATCATGAAGGCTTTGACCAGGTCGATGATGGTGCTGCCCCCGGCGGAGACTGCCGCCGCGCCGGTGCTGCCGATAAAGTCCCGGAACCCCTTGAACGCGGACGAGTTCACCAGGTTGTCGAACTGGCCGCCGAGGGACGCGATGACGGGGGCGATCTTCGCGATGATCGGGCCCAGGGCGGCGGTCAGGCCGGTGACGGACTTGAGCCACGGCTGCAGCGCCCCGGCGACGACGGGGGTCTGCGCGGCCTTCACCTTGTCCCACGCCCCGGACATGTCACCGAGCTGCTTTGACAGGGCGATCTGGGCGGGGGACATGCCGGCGTAGGCCTTGGCGATGGCGAGCTGCTCGGCCTTGTACGCCTTGGCCTGCGGGACGCCGTTCGCGATGGCCACGTTGTAGGCGCTCTGCGCCTTCTCAACCGCCCCGGCGGCCTTCTTCGCGTCGGACAGGACCGGCTTGGCGACGGCCCCGAACGCGGACAGGGCCAGCCCCCCGGCGATGAACGCGCCGCCCAGTCCCGCTCCGGCCGCGACGGCGGCGCCGGCCAGGGTGGTCATGGCGGGGGCGAGCAGCAGCGCCGGGCCGAGCAGCCCCGGGTTCAGCTTCAGGCCGCCCAGCGCCTTGGACAGCTGCCCGCTGCTCTTGGTGGAGTCCTTCATCGCGTCGTCAAGACGGCGGATCGCGGCGTCGGCGACGACCGCTTTGGCCGCTACCCGGTCTTCCGCGTCGCCGGTTTGCCGGAGGGCTTTCGCCAGCAGGGCCGACTCGGCGGCGGTGCGGTTTTCCTTGCTTCCCAGCTTCTCGATCGCGTCGCTAAGGATCTTGGCGCCCTTGGCGGCCAGGAAGGTGTTGTCCCCGACTTTCCTGAACCCGGACGCGGTGCGGTCAGCGCCAGTCGTCAGGAAATCGAACGTGATCGACTGGCCAGCCACCGGTTACCCGCCTTCCCCGGTCGCGTGGCAGCATGGAGCCATGACCGCAGTCGTGATCGCGTACCTGCTCGTATGGGCACCCCTCGTCTTCGCCGGGCGGATGCTCGGGAGACGCTGGGGCAACCCCGACGCCGGGTTCTGGCTGCCCGCGCTGCTCGGCGGCCTGGGCTTCGCGGTGTTCACCGCGATCGTCCTCATCGACGGCGCGGCCCCGCGCGAGGGCTAGCGGCCGTCCATCATCTCCTCGGCGGCGTCTATGAGCGCTTCGAAGTCCTCGACGTCGAGGAGCCCGATTTCGAACGGGCGGATGTGGAACTCGCGGGCGAAGATGGCGATATAGCGGTGGCGGTCGAATGTGTGCCAGCCGGGTCCGGGGATTCCCCCGGGGTCGTAGGGACCTCAGCGGCCTCTTTCCGCGCGGCCTCGACCGACTCGGCCATCGACTTGATCATTTCTTGCAGGTCGAAGTCGGTTTTGCCGTCGAGGAGGTCGGCGTACGCGGTGCTGACGTCGCGGCCGTCGCGGCGCCAGATGAGGCAGGCCATCATGCAGAACGCCTTGGCCGACCCGGCTTCGAGGTCGGCCTGCCATTCGGCGTAGCGGCGCTTGTAGACGTGCTCGATCCACAGGGCCTCGGACATGGGCTGCTTCGACCCGTCATAGTCGAACGCCTCGCCGTTGACGGTTACTTTCACTCAGGCTCCCTTGACTGCCTTGTCGGCGACGTCCGCCAGCGCCCGCTCGATAGCCGTACGCACCCGCGGCCCGGCCGCCTCGGCGGGACCGGTGAACCACCCCGGCTGCACTGACGGCTCCTCCTGGAGGAACCACTTCTCCCGGTCGCCGAACAGGGGGTGGTGAATCCGGCCCGCGTCCAGGTCCCGCAGCTTCCGGGTCTTGCCCAGTGCCTGCCCGGTGACCGCCACGCCCGGGTCGCGCTCGTTCGTGCGCACGTTGGTCCCGATCCGCAGGTCAGCGTCCAGCTCGGCGGCGTACCGGTCCGGCAGCCGCGGCTTGAGGTCAGCCCGGATCTTGTCCTGCACCGGGTCGACGGCGTCGCGCATCGCCCTGGTGACCTCGCGGAGCAGCTCCGTATCCCCGGCGCGGCGCAGCCGGAAGGCGAGCGCCTCCAGTTCCGCCGCCGCGTCTGCCAGCCCGGCCATCGCGCCCTCCAGGGAGTTAGGTGCTTAGCGCCGCCTCAACATCGGCGCGGTAATACTCCACGACGAACGCCACCAGGTCCGCTACGCGCTGGCCTGACCGGGTGCCAACCCACAGCTCTAGGTTCTCCGGCCGGTTGTCATCGCGGACGCCGTTCTTGTGGTGGACGGTCTCGCCAGAGATCAGCTTCCGGCCTAGCTGCTCCTCCATCACCTGACGGTGCTCGAGGATGCTGAAGCGCTCGCCTTTGCCGGGTTCACCGCGGGTCCGGATGCGCACGTAGCCGTCCTGGTTCAGCCCGCGACTGCCCTCGCCATCCCGGGCCCGGCGCAGCGGTGTCTCCGGGTCGCCGTAGCGCTGGAACCGGAGGTAGTGATCAGCGCAGAAGTCGCGAGCCCAGTAATCCTGGCCGCAGCCTTCAATCGAGCATTTGCGGCCTTTTTGCCTGGTGCGCACCGGCACATCAGCGCGTACGTCGCCTTTCATCTGCCACCGCATGTAGTGCGCGTTGCACCAGCCAAGAGAACGGATTGACCGGCCGCAGCCTTTAATCGAGCACGTCTTTTCCATGCTCCTAGATTACACCATATGCCAGGTTGCTTTGACGTTGAGCGTAGTCCACACCGAGGGTATCTGACCAGGACTTGGTTACTATGTGTTGATGCCGCCCCACTGTGTGTAGCGCACCACGGGACCGGCTGCCGCCCATGTGGCCTTAAAATTCACGGGACCTGAAACGGCACCGTCGGCACTAAAGTCGCAAAGCACGGTGCCATAAAAATACGAGCTAGGATCATTAGTTGCGTCCCAGTAAAGGTAGAAGTTCCGCGGCAGTCCGTCGCTGGCGGCCACGTAGGTCTGGGACGTGCCCGCGTCGAGAAAGCCCGAAAAATCCCCGGTCGCGTCCGGGAGGCCGCCGACGTAGACCTTGTTCGTGTCACCGAACGCAGTCACTTCGTCACGGTCCGAAGCCTTGTTGATGGACCAGGCCGCCTGGAACGGCAGCGGCGCCGCAGCGGTGCCGGTGGTCAGGCCCAGGTAGATCTGCGCGTTCCGGCCGTGCCGCCTGCTGGATGGCATTGGCGTGTCTCCCTACATCGTGACGGGCTGCCGGTCGAGCAACCGGAGCAGCTGCTTGGCGTGCTCGGTGAAGGTGCGGCCTTCGACCGCGGCCCGGGCCTTGCCTGCCGCGGCGGCGCGCTGGCCCGGGTGGGCGAGTGCCCAGCGGATGAGGTCCCCGGCTTCTTCCGGGCTGGTGAACGACGGGAGCATGCCGAACAGCTCGTCGGATTCGGGGCGCGGGTCCCGGGCGAACCACAGGCCGCACGCCGCTTGCTCGATTTCGCGGGGCCCGCAGGCCCATCCCTCGCCCGCGTGCCCGTCCTCGGATTCGGTCCGGTAGACGTTGATCCCGGTGCGGGCCCGCCGGTAGATCCCCGCGACCTCGTGGTTGTCGACGCAGTCGTCGGACTCGTCGGTGACGGAGGTCCACTCCCGCAGCGGGGAGTCCTCCGGCAGGTCCATCCACAGGCCGGACAGGCGGACGTTCAGCCCGGCCAGGTCCATCTGATCGAAGAACCGGACGCGGGACGGGAACCCGGTGCCGACGAACGCGAAGTCGTATTCCGGGACGGTGCCGGGCGGCGGCGGGTAGTGGACCGACTCCCGGTACGCCTGCGGCATGTACTCGGCGGGGCCGATGTCCCGGTACAGGCCGATG